TTCAATCGTATCTGATATTACCGGAGGTAAATTTAATTTACTTAAATGGGACAAACAAGAAAGAAAATATTATCCAATTGAAATTAATCTATACGAGAAAGGAGAAATAGATGGCAACAACTAATAAAGATGGAAAAACATACTTAGAAGAAAATGAAACTGCAACAGGGATAAACTTTGAGGCAGACCAACAAGACGCAATGAAAAAAACTGATAACATTCAGTCTCTTGCAGATCAGGTTGAAAGATTAGAATTATGTGACGATCGTATTGCAGATATAGAAAACGATCTGAAGATGATGAAAAAGAAAAGAGACCACATATCAGGAGAGGTCATACCAACTATGATGTCTGAGATGGGTCTTGCAGAATTAAAACTTCATGATGGATCACATCTGAAAGTTTCAACGTCGTACCGTGCAACTATAACGGAAGCAAATAAAGCAGCGGCGTTTAACTGGCTTCGTGAAAATGGCTTAGGCGATATAATCAAAAACGAGATATCCGTATCGTTTGGTCGTAACGAAGATAACAAGGCGGCTGATTATGCCGAACTTGCGAAGGGTCAAGGGTTTCAACCGACACAAAAGATGAAGGTAGAACCCATGACTCTGAAAGCGTTAGTCCGTGAGCGTATTGAGGCAGGTAAAGAAATGCCAACGGAAATCTTCGGGGTGTTCTCGGAGAATAAAACTACAATAAAAAGGAACAAGTAACATGAACCAAGTAGCAACAAAAAAAGAAGGAGCATTAGCAACATTTGATATGGAAGCTGATGCAAATAAAGGTGCTCAAAATATATCGCAAGAAGATCTTGCGTTGCCTTTCTTAAAAATTTTGGGCCAACTATCTCCGGAAGTCAATAAGAGAGATGGTAAATATGTCGAGGGCGCAGAGCCAGGCAAAATCATAAACACTGTAACCAATCAGTTGTATGACTCATTAGAAGTTGTACCAGTCTTTTACAAAAGACAGTACATTGAATGGCAAGACAGAGGCACATCAACCGGTGCACCTGTTGCAATTCACGAGGCAGACAGTGATATCATTAGTCAAACCACTAGAGGTAAAGACTACAAAGATAGATTAGCAAATGGTAACTATCTTGAAAATACTGCAAGCCACTTTGTACTTACGGTTGGAGATAATCCATCTACAGCTTTGATTTCTATGAAGTCTACTCAACTTAAAGTTAGTAGAAAATGGAACTCAATGATGATGGGTATTAAAATGCAGGGGAAGAACGGTTTGTTTACTCCGCCAACTTACAGCCACATTTATAAACTATCTACTGTTCAGATGTCTAACGACAAAGGAACATGGTTTGGTTGGGATGTATCAAAAGTAGGACCAGTCACAGATAAAACTATCTATGACTCGGCAAAAGCTTTTGCAGAATCTGTAGGTAAGGGTGAGATTCAAGCTAAACACGGTACAGAAGAGACTACAAAGTCTAATTCAAATTACTAGAATCCTAGGTAGTGGGCGTCTAAGCGAGAGTGGAAACGCCCACTTATAAAATATGATTGAGAAGTTTAAAAACATATTCCAGGGATTAGACCGTGCGCATGGGGTCACCATTGTAGGTGAATCAAATGGTAATGGAACAAAAGTAAAAGGTAAATCTTTTGTAAAAAGAGAACCCATTACTGATGAACTATGGCAAAAACATTTAGATGGCAAAGATAGTTTAGGTGTAATACCAATCAATGATGATAACAAATGTAAGTGGGGTTGTATAGATATTGATTCCTATGCAGGGTTTGATCATCAAAAACTTATAAACAAAATTAAACAATTTAAATTACCACTAGTAGTGTGTAGATCAAAATCTGGTGGTGCACATGTATTTTTATTTACAAAAGATTATGTATCAGCGAGTTTGATGCAAGATAAATTAAATGAGATTAGATCAGTGTTAGGTTATGGTGGATCAGAAGTTTTTCCAAAACAAAGAGAATTAAAATCGAAAGATGATACAGGAAATTTTCTTAACTTACCATACTTTAATTGTAGTAATACAACAAGATATGCCTTTCTTGAGAGTGGCGAAGCTGCTACACTGGAAAGTTTTTTTGAGTTAGTAGAAAGATATAAACAAGAGGACATTAGCACAATAGAAGTTAAAAGACCAGAGACACCATACTCTGATGGTCCACCATGTGTGGAACTTATGGTGCAAAATAAAGTTACAGAAGGTGGTAGAAATAATGCGTTATTTCATTATGGTGTGTATGCAAAATCTAAATGGCCAGAAAACTGGAAAACAAAAATAATATTATTTAATGAGTCTGCAATGGCACAACCATTGTCAGATATAGAAGTAAACATCATAACAAAACAACACGAAAAAAAAGATTGGGGATACAAATGCAATGATCAACCTATGTGTAGTTTGTGTGATAAAAAATTGTGTAAGACTAGAAAGTTTGGCATAGGTCAGGAAATAACATTTCCTAATCTAACAGATCTACAGGTTGTAGCATTAGAGGAACCATACTATTACATGAACGTAGACGGTGATAGATTGTATCTTGACTCTGCAAAACATTTAACAAACCAAAGTTTATTTCAAGAAGAATGTGTAAAACAATTACGATTTAATCCACCAACATTAAAAACAAACGATTGGAAAAAACTTACAAATATACTATTAGAAAATGCAGAAGTAACAGAACCCGCAGAAGGCACAGGCACAAAAGATATATTACGAAACTATCTTGAAGATTATTGTGTAAATAGAATACAGAAAGATGATTACGAAGATTTAAAAAATGGTGGCACATATACTAAAGAAGGTTATCATCACTTTGTATTTGATAATTTTTTTCATAACTATTTATCAAGAAAACACTGGAAGGTGCCATATCAAAGAACATCACAGATGTTAAAAGACAATTTAAACTGTACAACTAAACGTGTGGGTAAACACAAACTATCTGTGTTTGTTGTGGCTAGGTTTGATAAAAAACCAGAAACATATACACCAAAACCATTTAAGAAAGATAATTACTAATGCGAACAATAATATATGGACCACCAGGCACAGGTAAAACACACACTTTGTTAGGGCACATAGAAAAATTTTTAGAAACAACAGACCCAGATAAGATTGGGTATTTCACATTTAGTAAGAATGCTGCAATAGAAGGTAAAGAGAGAGCTGCACTTAAATTTAGATTATCTTTGTTAGATGATCTACCGTACTTTCAAACTCTACACTCATTTTGTTTTAATCAACTTAGTCTTAGCAAAGATCAAGTTATGAAAGAAAAACATTACAAAGAATTAGGAGAAAAGATGGGATTAGAAATAGAAGGCACACAACAAGATGAAGATCATGATAGTGTATTCTTTTCTAAAAATCCATATATACAATTAATAAACATTGCACGATCAAAAGAAATAGATCCTGTAAAATATTATCACCTTACAGACAATCCACAAGTATCATTAAATAAATTAAAAATTATATCAGAAGAATTACAACGATATAAAACAGAACATGGTCTAGTAGACTTTCCAGACATGATAGAAAAATTTTTAAGCAGTAGTGATACACCAAAGTTAAGGGTTATGTTTGTAGATGAAGCACAAGATCTAAGTTTAATACAGTGGAAGTTAGTAAAAAGAATAGAAGAATCAGCAACAGATTCTTTTATTGCAGGAGATGATGACCAGGGTATCTACAAATGGAATGGCGCACATGTAAATACATTTATAAATTTAGAAGGCACAAGAGAAATATTAGAGCAATCACACAGGGTACCACAAAAACCTTTTGAACTTGCAAACAAAATTATAAGCAAAGTTAAGAATAGAGTATCTAAAAAATATTATCCAAAAGAAAAAGAAGGAGCCGTAAAACGTTGTCAAAGTTTACATGAAGTAGATTTTACAAAAGGTAAATGGCTAGTACTAGCTACAGCAAACTACATGTTAAGTGACATCGGTGATGTGTTAGATGAAAAAGGATTGTACTGGCAAAGAAGAAAAGCAACACCAAGAGTTAAAAACATATACGAAATTATACAAAAGTGGGATGAATTAAAAACGGGTGTACCAATGCACTTTAATGATTGTAAAAAAATATTTAACAAAATGAATAAAAATTGGGACAAGAAATTATTTAAAGCTATGGTCAAAGACCAGTTTTATGGCATAGATGATTTAAAAAATAAATATGGTTTACAAACAGAAGCAGAGTGGCAAGAGGCATTAGATGAACTAGGTAATGAAGATATAAGAAAGATAACAAAATTAATAAAAGCAGGTGAAGATTTATCTAGCACACCAAGAATAAGCATCTCCACAATACACGGAGTAAAAGGAAATGAAAGAGAGAATGTAGTAATTAACACTGAACTATCTGGAGCAGCGTACGATGAATATCAAAAGAATCCAGATGATACACACAGATTGTTTTATGTTGCATGCACTAGAACAGAAAACAATTTATTTATAATAGAACCACAAAGGAAAAAAGCATATGACATCTAAAGTATGGGATAAACAACACGGAGGATCACACTATCAAAAATATAAAATTCAACCTAGTAAGTTTGTAGTAGAGAATGAATTGCTATATCCTGAAGGTTGTGCTATAAAATACATAATAAGGCACCGTGATAAGGGAAAGAAACAGGACTTATTGAAAGCGATACATTTTATAGATTTCCCCTCT